CTTTCTTGGATTGGGTGATCTTGATAACCAATAATATTATTGATAAAAATGAAGAATGGCCTAAAGATGAAGTCAACTTCCTTGATTTCGTAACAAAAAAATATGATGGTGACACAGGTGGTGTACATCACTGGGAAACTGTAGAGGCAGAATATGAGGGGGAGGTTATCGTACCTGCTGGTATTGAAGTAAATGAAAGTTATAGAACTACCTTACCCAATGGCAATGTTTTAAATAAAGCGGACAGTGTTGTAAAAGTTTCTAATTATGAGCACGAGGAATATCTAAACGAACTAAAACGTTTTATCAGACTTCCTACACCAACTACAGTTGCTTTGATGAAAGATGAATTAGCAGATGGTTTGACTTATGAAAATTGCCCAGAACTCGATGAGGAAGGAAATAAGAAAACTCCTGTAAGTTTGGTATCTAGATTCTTGCAAAGTAACACATCTGTTGTTCGACAGCAGGCAGACACATCAGAAACACAAACAGTGTCCTCATATGATACAGATATGTCTAGCACAACATCTGCTGCAGCAAGTGTTTCTGGATCAGATTCTAATAGCACTGCTTCTACAACATCTATTACTACCACCACAACTACACCCACACCGACACCTACTCCAACACCAACACCAACACCAACGCCTACACCCACTCCGAGTCCTTCTCCTAGTGGTGGTGGAGGAGGTTACGGAGGTTACGGCGGTGGATACTGATCCGGACTTCTATAATCTAGACATAACAAAAGACGGACTTGCATTAATATACAGGTCCGTCTGTTTTCATTTGGAAAAATGGCCTGGAGGTCATCCAGACGAGCAAGTTGCACTACAGCAACTAAAAGATAACTTATTTCGTATTATTCTGGAAAAAACCCTAGAGTCCTAATTTTTGCCGGGATTTTTTTTCCGGTTTTCTGGTAACTAAAAGTCGATTTTCGTTTTGGGGTCAACCCCCATCAACTTGGCAACCAACCAGTGCTCCACCTACAATACCGAGAGGGATTGCCCAGAGGCGTCCTTCTTTACGGGATGCAGCAGCACCAATGCCACCACCTGCAATACCACCAAGGATAGAACCTTCGATGCAAGAGTTGTCATCTACATGACCACGGGATTCCTGTGCAGGGCGACGGGTTCGATGGGGGTGGTGATGATAGGTAGGTTCTGCAGGGATGTAATAAACCTCTCCTGTTTTTTCACAAGGAACTCGCACTCGCTTCTTTTCAGTCTTTACATAACCAGGATTCTTCATGGTGCCAGGCACATAAGTTTCCTTGTAGACCCTCTTATAGCACTTCTGATCACGAGCATAACCTGCTTGTGACTCGTATGCTTGAGCTGCAGGTGCAACTGAACCGAGAAGGAGGAATGCAGCGAGTGCGAGTTTCATGGTGACCTCTTTGTGTATGCAATAATTATACTACAAGAAGGGGAGCATGTGTGACTCCCCTGTGACAGATGTATGACTGTCTGTGATCAGTCTTCCTCAGCGAGTTTGGCGAAGTAAGAAAGGGTATCATCTTCATCCTGCAGAGGAGTAGATGCAACTGCTTTCTCTCGGAAGTCGGACACCTCTTGACCCCATCCTTTGTTGGAGGGGGTGATGTCGGGATCGTTGAACCCACCACCAACAGGGGTGTCAAAGACTGCTTCATCTTGCTCATCAACTCGACGAGCAGGTGCAGTCTTACCAAGCACCATGTCCAGACGCTTCTTCAGATCCTCATAGGACTTGAAGTTCTTGGGTGCTTCAAACTCTGCGAGAGAGTAACACTGTTCCCAGATCTTCTCCAGACGATCATCATCAAAGTTACCAAGGGTGCCAGGTGCAGCAAACTCAGACTTATCGTAGTTCCAATAACCCTCGACCTTGCGGATCTTGACTTTGAAGTCAGCACCTTTCCAGAGGTTGAAGGGATCCAGAGGAGTCTCGTCTGCAAACTGAGGTTGCATTGCTTCTACCAGTTTGTCAAAGATCTTCTTACCGTACTTGTACAGGAAGACTTTACCTTCGTTCTCGGGGTGAGCAGGGTCACTCACAACATAGATGTTGGAGTAGTAAGAAAGTTTACGCTTCTGAGCTCGGGCGATTGCCTTGTCAGACTCGATGCCACTGTTCCACAGTTCGCGGTTCAGTTCACCGACAGGATCATCCTTGCCGATGGTGGTCAAAGAGTTCTCAATATACCACTGTCCACCAGGACCCTTGAAAGCATGGGACCAGACCTTTGCGAAGGGCAGTTCCTCATTGTTGGGTGCAGGAAGGAATCGGATAACGGCAAATCCGTTACCAGACTTATCCATCTCAGGTTTCCAGAGACGCTCATCTGCGCCGCCCTGAGAGGGTTGATTGAGTTTTTCGATCTCTTGCGTCAGACGAGCAAAAGAACTGCCGCCAGACGATTTTTGAGA